CAATAATAATGCTGATGCTGTTACTGCATCTAGCAATGTTGCCTCAGTATTCACACAAGGTGGATTGGCAGTATCTAAGAAAGCATTCATTGGTAATGACCTAGATGTTGGTGGTGGTAACTTCACCGTTGACGGTCCTACAGGTAATACTAATGTTAGCGGTAACTTTGGTGTTATCGGTTCATCCTCAGTTTCAACTATCACCGCTTCTGGTGTTGCCGATCTACAGTCTACTGTAACTATCGGTGGTAACCTTGCAGTTGGTAATAACAAGTTCAACGTTAACTCTTCTAACGGTAACACTGACATCGATGGTTCACTTGATGTTCTTGGTCAAACCGTTATTGATGACACACTGAATGTAACTCAGGCAGTTGACTTTGACAGCACACTGAATGTTGATGGTGGAACTACACTGAATGCTGCTCTTGTAAACAACAGCACTTCATTACTGAAAGATAACGTCATCCTTCGTGGTGCATCTAAGTCACTCAAACTACAGAACGGTAACAGTCAAGACAAGATTACTCTTGAGTCCACAACTGGACACGTTACTATGGCAGGTAACTTGGTTACTTCTGGAACTGGTGCATTCACTGATGCCGTCACAATGGGCAACACCTTGAATGTAACTGGTCAGATCACAGGTAACTTGACTGGTGATGTTACTGGTACATCAACGAACGCAGATAATATTGACGTCAACAATACAAATAATAATACAATCTTCTATCCAATGTTTGCAGCAGCGAACACTGGACATACTGGTGCGTTTGTTGACTCCGCTAACCTTACATACAACCCATTCTCTAACACTCTAACAGTTAACAACTTCACATCTACCACGAACTTTGAAGTTCAAGGTAATATGAACGTTACTGGAACGATTACCTTCGGTCAGTCACAGGTTGGTTCTATCGCTAACCACAATACTGACGCTCTTACTGAGGGTACAAGCAATCTATACTTCACTAACGAAAGAGTTGATGATAGAGTTAACGCTCTAATCACTGGTGGTACAGGTATTACTGCAACTTATGATGACGCAGGAAATATCCTAACCTTGAGTGCAACTCAGTCAGACATCAATACAGACAACGTAACCGAAGGATCGACCAACCTGTTCACCACTGCTGCTCGATCAAGGACGCACTTTACCTACGGAACGGGTATTGAGTTGTCTGGTAGTGGTGAACTCTCTGTTACTCAAGGAGATATTAACACTGATAATATCACCGAGGGTTCAACAAATATCTTCTATACCAATGCTAGGTTTGATACCCAGTTAGCAACTAAGGATACAGGAGATCTTACTGAAGGATCTAACCTTTATTACACAGACGCTCGTGCTGATGCAAGAATTGCTGCAGCAACTACAAGTGATCTGACTGAAGGATCTAATCTATACTTTACTGATGCTAGAGCGGACGCGAGAATCGCTGCTGCATCTACCAGTGACCTTTCCGAAGGAACAAATCTTTATCATACAACTGCTAGGGCACGTGCTTCTATCAGTGCAGGTGGAGATCTCTCATACAACGCCTCTACTGGTGTAATGAGTGTTACTCTTCCGACTGTATTCTCTGGTAACTACAACGATCTATCTAACCTACCTTCGCTCTTCTCTGGAGCATACAATGATCTGACTGGTAAACCAACCCTCGGAACCGCTGCTGCTACAGCGTCTACAGATTATGCTACTGCTGCACAAGGTGCTAAAGCAGATTCTGCATTGCAGGCAGAAACAATTACATTAGCACAACTTAAAACTGCTGCTGCGAACTCCGCTACTTATGCTGCGTTCCAAGCTGCAATCGCTGCTCTCTAATAACAAATGGCAAATCCTACCTCTAAAGCAGAACTCAAAGAGTATGCACTCCGTAGACTGGGCAAACCAGTCTTGGAAGTTAACGTATCAGACGATCAGATTGATGATGCTATCGATTATACTATCGAGAAGTTTCAGGTCTATCATTATGGTGGATCAGAAAAAGTATTTCTAAAGCATCAGTTTACTGCTGCTGAGATTACTGCATTTCAATCAGACACTACTGAGACGGTAGGTAGTACAGAGTTCAAGACTCAGAATAACTATCTGGATCTGCCACCACATATCTCATCAGTGAACGGTATCTTTACCTTTACTGATAAGGGCACTCGTAATATGTTTGACATTCGTTATCAGATGAGATTGAATGATCTGTTTGATTTTACATCAACACAGTTCTATCATTATTATATGATTCAGACACACCTTGAAACAATCAACTTCTTGTTGGAAGGTATGAAACCAACTAGATTTAATGCTACACAAGGTCGTCTTTATATTGACTTCGATGCTAAGACTGATGTAGTCGATGGTGGGTTTGTGATTATCGATTGCGTTCGTGCTCTTGATCCTGCAAACTGGAGCAAGATATATGGAACAATTTGGGTGAAAGATTATGCAACTGCAATGATCAAAAAGTATTGGGGACAAAACCTAACGAAGTTCCAAAACGTGCAACTTCCTGGTGGTGTCACCTTGAACGGAGAAAAGATTTACAGTGATGCGATTACTGAACTAGAAAACCTAGATGAAACTCTCCGTACCACATACGAAATGCCACCTCTAGATATGATAGGGTAATGCCATTAAATTCTTTTTTCACTAACGGAACGACTGGCGAGCAACAACTCGTCGAGGATCTTGTCGTAGAACAAATCAAGATGTTCGGTGTAGAACTATTCTACATTCCTAAAACCTTAGTATCTGAGGATAACATCCTTGGTGAAGATTCACTTAATAGTTTCAACTCTGCATATCAGATCGAAGGTTACCTTGAGAACGTACAAGGGTTTGGTGGAGATGGAGATTTGTTCAGTAAATTTGGTGTAAGGATTGCTGATCAGGTTAACTTTATTATTGCACGTAAAAGATTTAAGGATCTAGTTGATGATAATACAACACTAGTGGTAGAAGGAAGACCCAATGAAGGAGATTTGATTTACTTCCCTCTTGCTAAAAAATTATTTCAGATTCAATATGTTGAATATGAGCAACCATTCTATCAGTTAAACAAGATTCATATCTGGGGTCTCAAGTGTGAGTTGTTCGAATACAGTGGAGAGGACCTCGATACTGGCGTCGAAGACATCGATGTTATCGAGAGAAACCTTGCTACAACTATCACCGTCAACTTTGCTGCAGGTGGTACTGGTGCATTCACAGTTGGTGAGGAGATCGTGGGTGGTACATCTAATGTAACTGCTGAAGTTAAGAGTTGGGACTCTACTAATAACCAACTACAAGTGTACAACAGGTCTGGTATTTTCTCCATACCTGAGACCATCACTGGTCAAACCTCAGGTGCTGCTTGGACTACTGCAAGTTACAATACACTAAATAATACGAACTCGGAGTTTGATGCCAACGCTGACTTTGAGACCCTTGGGGACGCGATCATTGACTTTAGTCAGGGCAACCCGTTTGGCGAATTTGGAGGTGAAGACTAATGTTAGGAACGTATTCCTACAACGAAATTTTTAGAAAGACCGTTATTGCATTCGGTACGCTTTTCAATAATATTGAAATCAAACGTACAGAAGGTAGTAAGACAGAGGTTATGAAAGTACCTCTTGCCTATGGTCCTAAAGATAAGTTTCTCGCTCGCATCAAACAGACTGGTGATCTAACCACTAAGAAAGCGGTTCAGATTACTCTTCCCAGAATCTCATTTGAGATTTCTGGATTTGCGTATGATGCTACCAGAAAGGTATCACCTACGCAGGTGTTACGTTTTACTGGCACTGACAGTAAGACAAGAAAATCTTTTATGCCAGTACCATATAATGTGGACTTTGAACTGGCAATCCTAGCAAAGAATCAAGACGATGGTCTTCAGATTCTAGAACAGATTTTACCGTTCTTCCAACCGATGTTTAACATCACACTTAACTTACAGGAAGCAATCGGTGAAGTAAAAGATTTCCCAGTTACATTGAACTCAGTGGTTTATGAGGATGACTACGAAGGTGACTTCACCACTCGTAGGACTCTGATCTATACACTATCGTTTACTGCTAAGACATACATTTACGGTCCTGTCACTGACGTTACCGATAAACTTATCAAGAAAGCGATTGTGGATACTGCTACCGATAGCAAACCCACTGCTGCACGTGAAGTCAGGTACACAGTTGAACCTGATCCTATCACAGCAGACCCTGATGATAACTTCGGATTTAATGAACTTTATAGTGAGTTTACAGATGGAAAATCAAGAAACCCAACCACAGGACAAGACGAGTAAGTTCGACGGTATCGAGGATGCTCTTGATGTGGAGACATCTCTGGTCAAACCAGGGCAACCACAGAAGAAAGCAATCGTACCAAATGTCACTGATCAACAGATCAAGGACTATGAATATTCTCGTGGAAACTTTTACTCACTGATCGAGAAAGGTCAGGAGGCGGTTGATGGTATTCTTGAACTAGCACAAGAGTCTGATTCACCTAGAGCATACGAAGTTGCAGGTAATTTAATTAAGAACGTTGCAGATACTGCCGATAAATTGGCAGACCTCCACAAGAAAATGATGGAGATTGAAGGAGGACCGAAAGGTACATCAGCACAAAACGTTACTAATAACACTATGTTTGTTGGTTCTACAGCAGAACTTGCCAAGTTCTTGAAGCAACAAAAGAATGATAAATAGTAAAAACAAGTATTAAAAAGTCGATGTCTGTATTAAATGTATTAGATACTACGACAGTGAGTGGATCAGGTACCGCTTATATTGTCGTGAAGACTGGTGTTGTACGGGCATATGCTGCAAGTGCTTCTTCTATCCAGTTTGACGATGGTCCTGCGGTTACGTTGGCAGCAGGCGAAGCAATCCTTCTTCACACTGGTAAATCAAAGAACATTGGCGTCCACGCTGCGACCAATGCTAACGGTTCTGTATTCAGCGTTGGTGGAGCGGGCAGCGGATCAGGTGCAGGTGGAAGACATACATTTGCAGTTGGTGACTTTATTCAGACAGTAGATGGCGGAGATACAAATGGTTTTGGTACTGACTTTGAATCTGCTGCATCAGCAGGTAAGAAAGTAACTGCAATCAGTGACCTAACAATCACAACAGATATTGATGCATCTGGTGCGGGCAGTGCATATACTCTCAGCGATGCTGACATTGTTGCAAACACAGTTCCTCAGATTCAGAGAACTGTAAAACTCACAGCAGGTAGTAACGACGTAGTTGTAGAAACAGTACAAATCGTTGGTGGTTAAGATGGAAGCGCAACCTCAAAAGGAAAAAATTAATCCAAAGGATCAAGCGATCAAGAAGACTAAGCAACTTCTAGACCGCAGGCAACTTATGATTAATCTTAGAAAGTTGCAACTTCAAAGAAAGTCCGTTCAACAAAAAGGAAACACTGATATGCACCTACAGACACAATCGGTTGATCCCTGTGCTATGATAAGTTTCGGAGAGTTTATCTCCGAGGGCGGTCTCGCTCGGGCGATGCAGAAATCCAATACCAAAGTAACTGGACATATCAGTGCTGACCGTGGTTCTTCTGAAAAGGATAACCGTAGTAAAAGAAAAGGACTTGAAAAAGATCTTAAGAAGCACGGTATTGGTCACAAGAAAGGTGTTGGAGAGTATAAATATGATTCAGGTGAGACAGGTCGTGAGGTTTCGTACCACACTTCCAAACCCGACAAGATGTCCAAGCGTCGCTTTGGTAAAGTGATGCGCCGTCTTGGTCGTAAGCACGGACAAGAATCTGTGATTACTAAAGACAAGGACAAACCTGCAAAGTTACACACTACCGAAAAAGGAAGCAAAGCAAAGTCTGAGACTCTAGGTAAGTCGAAGGTGGGCAAGCATCCAAAAGGATATGGTGAAACCTCATCAACTAAGGTGAGATCAGGTAAACTACCAGACAAATCTAAAGACAGGAAATTTCACTATGGCTGAACAGAACAACAACGGACAGTGGGTATGTCAGTATTGTGACCTCACTTCCCCTCAAGGACATTGGCGTCCTAAAACTTGGATCGAAAAGCACGAATTAAATTGTGCATCTAACCCCAAACTCAATAAGGAAAAATGAAATCATTTAGCGAGTTCCTCACAGAAAGACAAAAGGACAGCGAGAACCAGAGATTAAGTCAAGAACGTGGTCGTTCTAACTATGGTAAAGCGTCTGTTCGTAATGTCAGAGCAACAGGTCAAGGTGGCAATGGTGCTGACCCTGCTGAGAGACTCGTGGCAATGGATGCAAGACACAAGGCACACAAAGAAAAACGTGGTGTCAAAACTAAGGGTCTCAAAGAAGGATTAACTGGTGCAAGAGCACAACGTGCTCGTGAGATGCAAGATAGTGACATCAAAAAAGGTGGTGGTAAGAGAACTAATGCTGATAGAGATACAGCATTCAGACTTGGCACTGGCACAAGTGAGACCCGAATTTCACAAAAACAAAGAAAGGGTGCAAGTGATCAAGGCAAAGGTAACGCTGCCAAACGTCGTATGAGTGAAGGGGTAGGACTTTCTATTGCGAGAGCGATTGACAAAACTAATCCACCCCTCGGAAGAGCATCTAAGAGAAAGGCAATCAGTCACGCACTAAAGATGCGTGAGATTATGAAGGATACTAAAAAGAACAAACAGAAAGACGATCCCTATTCAGCAGGTAAGATTGCTAAGGCAGCACTTGGTGGTAAGGATAGTAAGAAGAAAAAGAAACCAGAAAAATCTCCTGTTTCATTCCTACAGGACAAGCAAGTAAAAGAAAGTGCTTGGCAAAGAAAGGAAGGCAAGAATCCTAGTGGTGGACTGAACGAGAAAGGACGCAAGTCCTATGAAAGAGAGAATCCTGGTTCAGATCTCAAAGCACCACAACCCGAAGGTGGTCCTAGAAAAAGATCATTCTGTGCTCGTATGAGTGGAGTGAAAGGACCTATGAAAGATGAGAAGGGCAGACCTACACGTAAAGCACTCGCACTTAGGAAGTGGAAGTGCTAGTATTTTAATTGACATATATAATATTCCATCCTAAATTTGAATAGTAAACTAGGGAGATTCCTATGTCGGATGACTTCGCGTTCAAGATCGAGCAAAAAGTCTGCCAAAAATGTGGTGCAACTTGGTTAAATGGTGAACACCGTTGGACTGGCACTGGCGCTAAGGGAAACGAACTAGACTTGGCAGGTTTAGTATGTAATAATATCGACAAGACAGACCCCGATTACAGTAAATGTATCAACCCCAAGAGGGGTGAAATCGGTGGTGATACTTGGGAATATCGACGAGGTTACGTTGATGGTGTGATGAGACAATTCGAGAACAGGAATCCCTGACATATCTCGTAACGTCTTTTTGCAGCACAACTAGATAACTTAGTTGATCATTTTATATGAAGTTCATTCTGGCATTCTTTGCAACTCTGTTCTTGGCATTGCCAGTTTTTGCTGTCGATATTAATATGGGAGATGATGGAAAATTAGTTTTCCAACCTTCAGAGGTTACTATCTCTGCAGGTGAGACTGTTCATTTTTTGAACACTATGTTGCCTCCACATAATATTATAGTAGAATCACGTCCAGACCTTTCTAGGGAAGCACTTATGTTTAACCCAGGAGAGACTATGGACATTACATTCCATACCCCAGGTGATTACGAATTCTTTTGTGCACCACATAGGGAAGCAGGAATGACAGGAACAATTCACGTAAACTGATGACTAAAACACCAGAAAACCCGTCTAAGATAACGATCAAGGACGTGACCGATTCTGAAAAGGATTGGCAAGACTTTTGGGAATCCAATGAATCTATTGATTATTGGATGCCTGAGTTAGGAGACTACCCAATGACAAATCGTTTTAAGGAGATACTTCCTGCAAAACGTCCACCGACTGTAGAAGAAGTAGATGAAATGATCGAGGCGAAGATTCGTCGTCATAATCGGAATGCTTCATTTATTAGTATGGCACTGGGATTCGCATTCCTAGGAGCATTCGTTGATGGTTTTTTGAGAGTCATTGGTAAAATTGCCCCATTCTTAGGTATAGACGTTAGCATTTTGTAAACCCGCAAAGGACAAACAATGAGTTGCAACCAGTGTGATGAAGAACGTAACTTCGACAAAGAAGATTACAGATTGATACTTGATGCTCTATGGAAGCGTCAACGCTGCTATATTGCAGGGGATAAGATGTTTAAGCACTACGGAAGTATTATTTCTGAAGTAGAACGAAGGTCTGAAATGGTAAAACAATGAGTTAAAGATGACAATACCAAAAGAATACAAAGTTCGACTCAATATTAATGAGTTGATTGAAAAGAGAATACCGTGCTGTGATTTACTGCACCCTGATCATTGCTTGACAGAGCAACAGGTCGCAGAGATTGCACACGATATTAGTATGGACTTGGATCTGCACCCAGTCTATAAACAAATAGATCAGCATATCTTAAGGTATGTTGCTGCAGCAGGAATTAAGAACGAAGACCATTGGGTTGAAGAGCGTTTGAATCATCCTTCAGATGGGTGATCCTGTTTGGTCTGTTAACATAATGATTGCCATTCTTGTAATAATAGTCACACTTTACATTGCCTATATATTGAGAATGTCTTTCAAGGAATTAGAAGATGGGAGCAATGGTGCCACCGAGTCGGAAGAGTTGTTACAACTTCCGAGTGACCGAGGTGAACAGAGTTCTTGACGGAGATACGATTGATGTAACAATCGATCTCGGTTTTGATCTATATAAAAAAGAGCGAGTAAGAATCGCAGGTGTAGATACTCCTGAGAAACGTACTCGTAATCTGGAGGAGAAGGCACTTGGAATCGATGCAACCGAATGGCTCAAAGCAAAACTGGAAGATACAATCTCTGGTGATGATGAGTTGTCTATTAGGACTGAACTTGTTGGTGGTGTCGGTAAGTATGGTCGCTTACTCGGTTGGTTATACGTCGGGGACTCAGATGTGTCCCTTAATGAACAAATGATCACCGAAGGTTATGCGTGGGAGTATGACGGCGGTACCAAACAAAAGGACTTTAACGAACTCCGTGAAATCCGTAAATCAAAAGGCACCCTTGTAGAATGAGAAAAGAAATCCTAGAAGCAGTTAAACTGCACGCTTTAGGTAACATCGAAAAGCATAAGATAAATATCGAAATTTATCTAACAAACCCTGTCGGTATCGGAGAGCACTCTGATGTAGTGGCAGCGATCTTAGGAGAGATCGATCAAATCTCCCATTATCACGATCAACTAGAGGTACTAGAAAAGTACATAGACAAATAAAATGGATTCCTCCTTTGTCCCATTAGCACTTTGGTTAGTGTTGGTGGGCGTCGCTATCTCAATGGTACTGCAAGCATTTATGATTGCAAAAGAGATGGGCGGTTATAAAAGAAATCCTCGTGACTTCACGAGGCATCCTGAGATAGAGGAGATGGATCCTGATGAGAAATTATTGTCTATCAAGTTTAATTACTATGCTGACGAGTATCCAGAGGGATACGATGAACTACAAAAACGTATAGATAATTTGAAACGGAAGGAACAGAATGGGACTTGATGCATACTTAGGTAATCCCAATCTAAAGAAAGCAAACGTAGGACAGAACTTCACACCAAAACAGGTAAAGGAATTTATCAAGTGTGCAGGTGATCCTATCTATTTTATCAAGAAGTACATCAAGATTGTATCTCTAGATGAGGGTGTCATACCATTTAACTTGTATGACTTCCAAGAAACTATGGTAAATCGCTTTCACGAGA